AAGCAAGTTGAAGTCTGCTTAGGAGTTCCCTGGATGTGGAAGCTTTGTTAGCCAGAATGCCAATATTAACGCTATCAAAGAATATTGCGTAATAAAGCAGATAAGCAACAACCGTAGTGGATTTTCCGGTTTGTCTTGGGAGCTTTGCGATGTTAAATCTGTTTTCATGAAAATCCCTCAAAATATTTTTCTGAAAATCATACATCTCGAAGGGAACTAGTCCCTCGTCAAGAGAGATAATCTTGATATAATTTTCGGCAAAATAAACTGGATCACTTTTACACTTGATCAGTTCATTAATTTGCTTTTTTGTAAAAGATATTTGGGTTCCTGCTTTCTTTAAATTAGGATTACCCAAATAAACATCACTACCAGATGCCACAATAAAACCTAGTCACTACTTGATATTTATGGATGGTCTTCTTCTAGTTCCTTTAATCTTTTTTCCCAAGTTACTCCGCCATCCTTACCACGACAAGGATTGATACAGGTATCGTCCCCCAACTTGTTACAAACTAACCCAGCAAGATCTAATTCATTTCCTGGTTTATTTGTTCCAGTCCAATAGTGCTGCCCATCAATCCAAGTAGCGCCGCATTTAGGGCATGTCTTTGTATTCATTGTTGTACTCCTTTAGGAACTTTTTGAAATCGGTTGTTTCCCTCACAAGTTGCCTCTTGAGTTTCCAACCCATCCACTTCATCTGAACTCTTACAAATGCGTAACGAACTTGTAAATCAGCAAACGCAAAGAGTTTCATAGTTTCTTCGACCCCGGCATACGCCACAAGGATCGCAAAAAACACAACGATAAAATAAGTCCCGTACATATGTAACTCTCTGCTACATTCATTATAAGCTATGTAGCAAAAAATAGTGTTACAATAGGCTACAATTTTATAAGTATCTCTTTACAATCTTATAAATTATCCTTCTTTCTGTGGATGTATTGTATTCCTAAAATTGGCATTACGATAACTCCAAATCCGCATAGTCCCAACCATATTTGACTTGATGCCAAATGTTCAACGAGGGTAAGCATTATTCAACCCCCAGTAAATAAAAAATGCTATAGTGGAAAAAAGCACTATAGCATTAAAGATTGTGTTATTCATCGTCTGTGGAATATTGTTCCAGATATGTTTTAAGGGTTTTTATTAACTCGTCATATTGTTCCCAAATAAATTCGGAACCGGTTGTATTTTTATACAATTCGCAGGCAAGAATGAGCCTGGTAATGTCAACATTTTTTAATCGCATCATCGCACCATAACCCCAAAACTAATTATAACGAGAACAAATTTTATGAACTTTTATTGTCAGCAATTCCACGCACGAAGAGATTTATTGATCCTGCTGTCCGGATCCTTGGCAGTTTTCTTAGAAGTTAGCTTTGATTTCATACCTTTCATTCTGGCACAAAATGACGCCCTGCGGGGATTTCCAACCTTCTTTGAAGGTGCTTTAAGGTCGCTTCCTGGGTTTGCCTTTTCGTAAGACTTACGTCCCTTTTCGTTAAGTCCACCATTCTTGTTCTGACCCTCCTTCTTAGTCCAAGCAGCTTCTTCCAGTTCTACTTCTTCTCTCTTCACCGATTGAATAGGAACTGCGAAACGATCCCACGCCTTCTCGCCATAGGAACATTCCTTTCTGGTCTCTGGTTTTTGGCAGAGCTTACAGAAACGCTTTTCTTCTTGCTCTTTTTTCTTTGCTTCTTCAGCAAGGTGTTTGATTTCTTTATAGTCTTTCATTTTACTGCTCGGTTAGTAATAAAAGATCAAATGCTGCTGTATAACGACCATTATTTGATCTAGTAGTTATACGAACATCAATATCAGATTTCTCTGGAATACGAATAGGGAAGGAAAATTCATAATCATATTCTCCACCAGTGGATACTTCAAACGAGTGACCTATTCTAAACGATGATTGACCGAAATAACGAACAAACATATGACCGCTGCCATCAGCAGCTGCTTGTGCTGTAGCAACTCCTTTATATAAGTAAGCGGTCTTGCCAGCTGGCACTGTGTAGATTGCCATAAGAGTTTGTGCTTTTGTAGCAGTAATTCTCAATACATCTGTGCCATTCTTTTTAAAGTTTATGTCTCCCACATTATTTGTGGAACCATTTACAAGATACGCTCTAAACACACGCTTGAATGAAACCGTTCCAGCAACAGTAGCGGTGCTTGATACTGTAAAAGTTTCCGATATTTCATTGTAGTTAGCATCTAGTCCAAGTACAGTAACTTGCTTTCCGTCATCTGAAGCATTGACAATGGAAGCAGTAATTATGCCAGCAGTATCAAAAGCACTCCATGGATAAATCGTGTCATTTTTATCCCACACAGTTCCTGTAGTACTTTGTGATAGTGCTGGGACAGCACCAAATTTATGAATGGTTGATGCTCCACGGACTTTACCCATAGAAACATTCAATCTAAAGTTGTCATCCCAATTGAATATTCCAGACATTATAGTAATACAGCGTTGTTATTTACATCATAGCGTTGATATACACCAGGAGTTCTAACAGTATTGTCGTAATTCCTTGGTTGAAATGTTCCAGGAGTTCTTACAGTATTATCCGTATTTCTCGCAATATAATCACCATTCCAGTTTTTATATGTGATGGTACTCCACCCCTCAGTTCCAGAAAACCAATTGACGGTTGTGCTGGATGGTTGCGGGGACACAACATTATTATTAATATCGTGCCTGATGTATGCCATCAATATTAAAAACTATCTCTAGTTATTTATTTCTATGAAAACCTTCTGGCTCTGTTGCGTGGATCCAATCCTTTAGAGACCTCACATAGTCTCGTAATTTTTCTGCTTGTTGTTCGTGGAAACCATCACCGGTTTCTAGATAAATTTCTGTGTGGAGATCAGCGCCATCTAAACACCTCTTGATTATAGGGTTCCACGGTTCCCTAAACGAGGTATTCCATTCGCGTGGCATATTTAGTTGTCACAACGGTAACGCTATATTTATCTTTTGTTGCCGCTCATTTGCTTTAGCATCTTCTGTAATTCTGTAGTGCTACCAACGAACATCGCATTATTCGTCACGTTGGTAACCTTCTTATTCTCGGCATCTAGATCCTTCATCTTTTTCTGAAGATCTACAAGCTTGTCAGTCATATCTGCTACCTGCTTCATGGCGTTCACAGCGACTTCATACGCTCTTGGGTGTCCACTCTCCTGTGCTACCTCTAAGGCGCCTTGTACCGCCTCCTGACCCTTGCTGATGAGGTTGTATAATTCCCCTCGCGTATATTCGTAGTCTTTTAGGCGATCTTGTGTAGGATCTACACTTTCAATCTGAGATTTATTGGAGACGATTTCATCCGTCTCTACTTCCTGAACTTCGATGTTCAGAATATTTTCCATGTTCTTTTCTAAGTCGTCCATAATTAGTATATCTCGATGCCTTCATTGAAACCAAAATCGTCGTCGGCAGTGATTAAAGCATGATCTGCTGCGTCAATATCACCATCACCATCTTTATCTACTAGAGCCTCAGCGGTATAAGTTCTCTTCATCGCTCTCCTATTGACAGAGATATCGCCAACAGTTTCGTAAACGATTGCTTTTCTGATAATGTCTGACTGACTATAAGGACCGTAGAAGTATGTCTTGGCAGTAAATCTTAAGGTATAGACAATATACCTACGCTGCATGTAGTCGTCTTCCCACTCATCTTCATAACTGATATCATTCAATATGATAGCAACATCCTTCTTCTCATCCATATCTGGGATCATATTTAATGTCACAGAAAATGATGGTTGGAAATATGGAATGATTTGTTCTACAATCTGAAGAGCATCGTCTTGCGACTTTGCGATAATACCCAGTTCAAAACTCATATTATATGGAACTGGAACATACTGAACTCTAACTTCGTTACCGTTATCGTTAATAATGCTCTTATACTTTTGAATTGGGGAAGTCTTTCTTGCGGCATCATAATCAATACCAGTCATTTCAAAGTAAAGACGTGGCAATTGAATAGCAACTTTTCTACCAACTTCTGGATTTTGTTCCAAGCGAGCAAGAAACTTTTGCTTTGGACCATATGCCAACGGAACTTTTTCTTCCTCCAACACATCTTGATTGGCAGGATTTTTCTTCCTCAACGTAATATTGTTGAAGAGAGTTCCAAACGCAATAATATTTTTGCGTGTAATTTCGTTGTAAAAATGAGATCCTAACATCAGATACTACCTGTATGATTTCCATATTCACCGAATGGATTTCTTTCGGTCCAATCGACTATATTATCAGCTTCGTCTTCAAGTTCTCTATTCTGATCGTATTCGCTGTTGGTATTATTTAGAGTATCAAATGACCCAAGAACCCTTACAGTGCCGCTATCATCGCCAGTAATTGTTTCTCCGGTAACAAATGTGCCGGTTCGATTAATGACTTGAAGTGTTCTTGTTGTACTATTCCAAGACTTAACTGTAGCTTCTGTGTTACTCGTTCCACCAGTTATCAACTCACCAACAGTAAAGTTGCCAGTTCCTCCGGTATTCATAACCAGAGCGATAGCAGAACTGAATAGGTTCTCAATCTCATCAATTTCAGCAATACCAGTATCAATGAGATCATTACCAATTTCATAGATTTCAGCAGTTATAATTAAGAATTGAATTTTTCCAAACTGATAGAAAGGACTTTCTCTATCAACAAATTTGATTTCATAGAGATCTGTTGTGAGTGGGAAGTAAAGTAGATCTCCCTCGTTCGGTCTCCCAGCAACGGTTAGAGATGGATTATACTGTGCCTCTACTTGATCCCATCTTCTAGATGAAACAATAAATCTGACTTCATCAGTAATGCGAATGCCAAACTTACTGATGAATTCTGATTGCTCCCCAAAACCTTCTACGTTTTGTAGAAGCATTTCTACTTGAAACTGATCTTGATATTTCGAATAGATGATATCATCCAGAGTATTATCTTTTAGAATAGTTCTTGGAAGATAATAGATATCCGTTCCAAACAGTTTAATCTGTTCGTCAGCAAGATCTTGTGCCAGGTTCTGTTCTCCTGGGTGACCTTGGTAGTAGGTGGGAAAATAAGGACTAGTAGGCATGGTTAACCAATCATATCCAGAGGTGGAATTGCGTACTTACTGAGAACTTCACTCTCAATCTTTTCTACTTCAGCAAGTGCGTCTTCATAAAGCTGTCTGCCATTTAAAGTAATACCACCTGGCAGTTGTACGTTATTATATTTGATGAGGTTTTGTCCCCACTGCTTCTTCATTAGAGCAGTAGCATAACGC